CAATAGCTGTATGTTCTTCAGTTAAAAAGTCGCTATTGCGACCTTTTAACTGCGTTAATAGACTAATTGAGTCTAACTGTATTGTTGCGATATATTTTGCAATAACAACCCCACAAAAAATACAAATTTTGTACGGTGCGAAATTGGTTGCATGGCGTGGATTGGGATAACAAGTTAGCACTCCATAGCAACGTCACCCGCAGCATTCATTAAAAATTCAATAACGCTATTTGCTGACATTGTAATCGCTTGTTTATTTTTGAGTCTAATAAACTCATTATGCTGAATTGTTGTATTACCCTCTGTCGTAGACTCTAATTTGAATGACTGCCCGCCAGAACCACCAACGAACTTTGTAATAGTGTAAGGAGTTGAATTACCAATACGAACAAGAGCCGTTGCGGAAATATTGGGTTGAGGTGTGGAATTTTGAATTTTAGCGGTTGCAGTCGTCGCTAAATTAGCCGTTTGTAACGTTTTATTATCTGTATTCAGTCGTAACCTACTCCCACCATCAGCTGAAATGATATCAAGAAGTCTTTCTCCATTCGCGCCCGTTGATGGGATCATTCGCCCAACCAGCTCATCATTACTACCAAAGAAGTCAATGAAACCACCACGCCCAACTGCAATTGGTTTTAATGCCTGAACGCGGTGATTAGGTAAGCCCAGAATTGGCATGTCGTCACGCTCACCAAACACAACAACAGGTTTAACATCTTGCCCCTTCGGTGCCCTAATAAATTCCCACGTGACGCTGGCATCACTTATGGAGCCAGATGTATGACTTGGGATGATATTCCCTGTTATTCCTGTGGTTACAGCGCGATATATTTTGTTACTTGCAGTGACATAATCCCCTGCTTTGACTTTCTTGCCGTGATGCCACATGCCTTTCATAGGTGCATAAGATTGCGATGCACCCGTGTCAAAAAACATGATTTTCATCGGTGTTCCACCGACCGAGTCATCTTGGAAGCCAAAATGCATACTCGGCCAATTTCCCCATGCTGCACCTACGGACTTCGCATTATAGACATAGACAGCACCTTCTCCTGTACTGTTTGGGTCGCCTGTGTACGCATATATTGAGCCAATGCGATAGTTGTTTGGATCTTTATCATACGTGTCAAACATCCAATCCAACTTAGCAGTTGTCCCCTCAATATTCCCGTTAGGCTCAAGATGTAATCGTGTTCCGCCAATATTCACAGAACGTAAGATAGCATGTGTAGTAGATTGAGATTCTGGACTGCGGAATTCAGTATTTCCGGCGATTGTTCCCAAACGGTAAATTTCTGATTGAGTACCATTAACAGATATAAGCACTACGCCATCAATATCTCGACCAATATTTACTATTTCACCACTAACAGGAGAAAGCGCGTAGTAAGTTATGTCGCTCACGGGATCAAAAAAATAACGCACATTTTCAATAGTTGAGCGCTCAAGATAAGCAATAGCATCGATGTTTATATTATTTGCACGAGCAATGGCATTTAAATCGGCATCATGAATTTTTTTCCAAAAATTTTGAGAAAGTACGAAATCTTTGCTGGCGATAACAGTGTCATGATTAACGATTAATTCAACCGCCGCAACATTATCTATTTTTACAATAATACTGATGTATACCTGACTTTTAGCCCCTGAAAGCACAGGGGGAATATAGGTTTCAGGGTATTTACCCACTGCAACCAGACCGCCTTTTCCATCAAACAATCCGATTTCTCGCACAGTCCAATCCCCATCAATCCCATGCGGAATAATCGCTTCTGCAATCACTTGCCCCTGAAACTCTTCATCAGTACGCAAATCATTCAAGTCACCTCGCCATAATTCATTGCGAAGGTTTGTTTGGGCTTCAGTTGGTTCATAGTAAGCACCACCACTATCCCCGACAGCCATGTATGGAATTTTTAATGGTTGTTGTGCGGCTAGCGCTTCAGCTAAGGCGGTTTTACCGTAATTAGTCAAAATAGTGTAAAAAGATTTCATATTGCATCCTTGGGGTAAACTGTGGTGATCGTGCCGCCTACGGCACCTGTGGTAATAATTGGTGTCAGCTCGCCTTGTGATGAATGCGTAATAGGTCGACTAATGACGTAACGGCCATATTGACCAAACAAGTCGTTAGCCGGTCGCGTGGTATCGAGCAACACATCGGCATTGAGTTCAAAGCTGCTGAGTGTGGTAGCGTTATTAATCAGCTCTAATGCATCCGTGACATCAAATTGCAGACGGTATAGCTCAACCAATACTGGCGACATCTCTTCCGCTAAATTGACGGCTTCATAACGCAACATCAACTCTAGCGGCTTATTCGTTAAAAAGGGGATAGTGTCGCCGCCTGCATACTTGTAATGCACCGTGATAGGCTGAACGAGTGGCATTTTCAGAATTTCCAACGTGCCGAAATTGACATCAACGCGATAGTCAATACCCTCAACTAATCCAGGTATCACCACATCCCATAAGTTGACTTGCTGTAGTGCATAGCGACCCCCCGCAATCAACCCCATTGGCAAGATTTCTTTCGTTGCGCGTGCTTTGGTTGTAAGCGATTGACCAAAGACGGCCAGTGCAATATTTTCCGGTGAAAACGTAAAAAAATTTGCACTGACTTGGCACGATTGGTGTGTAATGTGCTTTTGGGTGTTATGCACAATCCCTTGCTGCACTTGCTGTTTCATCTGCGAGCGACTCGCAAAAGACACCGTAAGCTGGTCAACATCGCCCACCCAACGCAAGTTGAGCGGTTTACCTGGCTGGCGAACTGCCAATGACACCTTACCTTGGCCGTAGAAATAATCAGACATCCGTCACCTCCGATTCTTCAGGTGGTTCAGGTTCAATCACAATCAATCCGACAGGCAATAACGTAGTGAACGTTGCCAGAGAGCGACGGCCTTGGCGCTCGACCCACAATTGCAGATAGTGGGCCTCGGCATTTTTCGATGTGGTGTCCGTGGCGTACGGCAAAGTGATATGATTATCCGTTATCGTCATTTGCCAAGCAGGCTCTGCGGCGCCTTGCGGCGTCAGCGTTAAGTGATATTGTGTTTCTGGCTCTGGCCCAATATCGGCCATCAGGCAATCAATCAGCCTATCTTGCTGTAACACGCGGTCACGATGTGCCCAGCTCAGGACATATTCATCCTCTTGAGTCACCGTGATAGGGTAGAACTGGTCATTCATCATGATGCGACCAGGCAAATACGGGCGTGACTGACGACCTGTAAAGGTCAAAGTCGAGACTTGCGCGTAATCCGTTTTTAACGTTTCGGTGGAGGTTTTCGTGAGTAAACGCCAGTTGAGGTTTTCTGTTTCCAGATACTCTTGTGCGCTACCTTCCAGTCCTTGCGACAAAAAACGTAGCACGGTGCCGCCATTGTGATGCACGGGCAGCGTGTCACCACAGCCGCGCCCCACAACCAACGTTTTCTCAGCTTCATTGACCGCATCAACACGCACTAACTCGTCACCTAGCCAAACAGCACTCCCCACTGGCGGGATAAAACTGGATTCAATAGCCAATACGGTATCAAGCGCATTGACGGCTTGGCGTAAAATACCGCTCGGTGTCCAGTCATTCTCGCTGACGGTCTGCCAATCCAAGCCTTCACTTTGTGTTTGAAACACATAGCTCACGGCCATTTGATTCGGTTTCGTTGCCATCACAGACAGATAGCTCGACGCAGAATGAAGATAGTCTAAATCGACTGTCGAAAGCTCACCCGCTAACAACACATAAGGGGCTTCAAAGGCTTGGCTATCTGTGATGGGTTGTGCTGTCGCATCGGGTGGCACCCACGTACTACCTTGGTCACCGCTGCTATAAGAGGTCGCAGGTAAACCAAACACATCTTGTACCGCTTTGATTTTTAAACGGCCATCATCACGCTCTTCAATCGACCCGACACGTAACACCATGTTATCAATATTTCTATCGGGTAAATGGATACGAAACACTGAAGCAGGCGCTAACACACCACCACGACGATCAAAATCTAAAACTAGGCGAGTTAGACCTGAAGAGCCTGCCTCTAAGTCACGTTGAGCGACTTGAGTGGCGAGCTTATGCGTTGGGATGCCCATATATTCAACGCTACTTGAAATGAGCCCAACTGATTGGATAGCGCCGAGGTTTTGAGCTTTCACTTCACCATCAGCATGGGTCACTGGACAATGCCAGGTAACAACCAGCTCATTGGGCGCAGCATCAGCGCTGGTACTGTCATCATCTTGTACATCGATGATGCCATTGTCATAGGTAAAGAGTGGCAAATCATCAAAGCGATAATCATCACGCAAGAGCTTTAAAACAAGTTTACCTGTACTTAAATCGCCATATTGAACTGCTCCAATATGATCGAGGATCTGCTGTACAAAATTATCAAGGCTCGTTTGGCGGTTATAACGCAAACACAATCCGAAGCCTTCTTTATATAAAGTATCGGCGGCGACTTGATAACTGTTCAAGTCCAAATCAGCTAAGGTTAGTCTACGCCCCCAGTCACGATTTATCGCACATTCAACGAGGATATGCGCTGCATTCATCGCATGAATAGTGCGGATATTGCTGATTTGCTCTGGCGTTAAGCTGTCTTCATCATCAAGCTGGCTTTCCGTATTTGATAGCTTAATTAACGCTTTTTCAGGATACCAAGCAGAGCCATCCCAACCTCTGACTGTGCGACGTACACGATATGACCATGGCTTTGGGGAAGCAGCATAGCTACTGACCATACCCGAAAATAAAGTTGTCACTAGCCCGCGAAAGCCGGGGACTAAACCCGTCAAAAGCTTACGTAAACGCTCGGTTGGAACTTGATTTGGTTCACCCATACTGATTTCTAAAGTACCGCGAATACCACCCTCACCACCTGTATCATCACCGCCAAATAGATTGGGCTTATCGATATAGACTGAGGTGTTTTCACTAATTTGACCTGCTGTGCCTGCAAACACGGTTTTCTTATCAGCCGAAATCGCCACAATCTCATCGACGGGGCCACGACCTAAACCCGCTTGGATATCCCAGTAATAGCGATAACCCACAGTTTGTTTTTTGCTGCCGCCACCTTTGCCACCGCTACCCATGGAGATCACCTTGACGTAATTCCGCTAACTCTACGATTTGGATGGCTAAAGCATCACCTGTGCCGCGCAAGGCTTCCGCATCAATAAAGCCATCTTGAATGAAGGCATTAAAATCGAGGTGATAGCGCTTAAAGAAAGCCCTTAGCCCCCACGCACAACCGCCACCACGACGAATGTCATTCATTGTGATAATCATGATCTACCTCTTATTTTCGAATGGCTTCATAACGATAATTGCCATAGGCCAGCACAAACCAATCGTCTGTCCAACAATCTCCAAAGAACACACATTGCGGTGTGCCTTCCTTGGGTTGCGGATAATCCCAATCTTCTGACGACGCTGCCTCAGGACGGGTTGTGCGTTGTTTCGGTGCAAAAGCCGCACTTAAAAAATACGAGGCGACAATGATGGCAAAATAGGTAAAAAACTCCATAACGAACCTCGCGTTAAAATAGTTTCATGATTTCATAGGGGGATTTGCCCGGCATGTGCGGCTGCCCGCCATAATTCAAGCTGTTATTAAACTTTTCATCACATGTTTTGATTGTGCGATCGCAGCCCGGAAATACATTAACTTTCATCCCGACAGCAAGGCGGTCAGTGCCGCCAAACAGTGCTAACTGATTACCACTGTGCACGCGTAAACCACGGCGTTCTGTGTAGCCATCATCGTCCCACTCGATATACCCACCGCTAAAATAACCACCCGTAAACGTGCCAGGGAATGTGACGGTAATGGCTGCACCATCCAGCGCCACAATTGGCACAGAAGGCACCATCACGGTCAACGGATTAACGCGGCAATGATGATCATAGAGGGCATAGGGACACGCACGACCATACGTTAAACGCAAACCGCTGCGCGTAAATGTCCCAGCCACACTGGTTGTCAGCAATTTGGCTTGGTCAATACTTTGGCGTTTCACTTCATTAATCGTACCCAGCCAAATCGTACGGAATTCGCCTGCTCTATCATCAACATGCCAACGATGGATCAAAACTTTAACGGGATTAGAAGGAGGCACGCCGCGAAAAAGCAATGCAACTTCTGATGAAGACGGCAGTGTGATATCCAGATTGCTGGTTTCCCCAGTTCGCACACCACTATCACTTATCGCCAGTGGCAACCACGTCTTGCCATCCAGTTCAATGGCTTGGTCGGCATTGGTGTAGTAAAAGCCTTTGGCGTCATTGCGCATAAATGCATACAGAGACACAGGCAAACCATTCGCCGTTGAATATTCCAACTCATTCCAGTTCATCACGAACTCCTCTAAAGACAGTTGAAACCTCAGCTACGCCATCACGGCCGCTGTGATACGTAAACGTTATGTCATCGGTGTTTTGACGGCACAGTGTCATAAAGCTGATGCACTGAATGTGCTCGATAGTAGGCAGTGCAACATCGAGCTGAAGCCGCTCAAACTCACCAACTTGCTGCACGTTCACTATGCGGCCATAAACCAATGAACCGTCAACGAGCTGCACAGCTAAATCACGGCGGCCGTGTTGATATTGAATAAGGGATAACCCTGAGTTGGCGACAGTAAGTTGATACCCGTTCACCGCAATAGGCGTTAAATCGTCGGTTTGGTGGGAGACCCACACAGCACGTTGACGACCACGTAACCACATCAATCGCTGGCGCATTTGAACTTGTGCATCTAATCCAGCCAGCAACCAACTGTGATGCTGAAGGTAAAACGCACGCTTGGCCGTATCGGTACGAAATGGCAGACCGTAGCCGTTATCCAGTTCTAATAACTGACGCTGATATTCGGCTTTGCGGTCTTCTTGCCAGTCAGAAGGAAAATCCCACACCGGAAAGCCACGATAAGTCACCGTGGGCATTGAGGCAGAAAACGGATTGGCTTGCTGTAATCTGAAACGACATTGCAAACGTGAGAGTGAATCTGTAAATCGCGTTACGGGCGGCATATCGGTCAACATCGCATGGGCAACAGGGTAAATCTCTGCACCTACCAACCAGTTTTGGGTCAGTGAAGAAACAACAACGAACGCGGTAGATAAAGAAACTATCGGTAACAACGCCACTTGATCACCTTGCACCAAATAAAGCGCGCTGACACCCAATAACAAAATATCGGCATCCACATAAGGGATTAGGGTTTGCCCAGCGGCTAAATTGGTTTGCAGTAACACGCCTTCAGTAAACAGGGGTAATGACCAGATTGCCGCGCCATACATGGCTAATTGGTTTTCTAAACGCTGGCGTTCTGCATCACCCACTAACACGGAAAACTCAAATTGACGGCGAGGCGTGATACGTTTGGCAATGCGTTGTTCCGCACCCGTAGGCGAAATCAACACATCGGTTTTCCACGATAACGTTTCAGTGACACGCTCTGACCAATCGGGGGCAATTGTCCATAATGGGGTCATCAATCCACCCCCAGCGTTTGGCGCAATGTGGCTTTATTTGCAGAAATAAACGTCATCATCGTGCGCTCACCCGCAGGCGTATTCATAGCGGCAGTTAACGCTTCATTGGCATCAAACACTAAATGCTGCTGTAAAATAGGTGCAGCTGAAGCGCTACCAGCACTCTCTCTTGGCTCAGTCACCGAAGACGGTAAAGAAGGCGCAGAATATTGGGTAAAGTTGGGCGCAGAAACCAAGCCGCCATCGGAAAACGCAGGCAACACACCATTATTCAGCGCATCAAAAAAGCTCACGCCAAACTGGTCAACAGCGGCTGCACGCATCACAAACTCACCATTGGAAAGGCGAGTCATAATACTGTCAGAGGTTTTTGTACCAGGGCCAGTGACATGACCACCTTCCGCAAAACCCATTCCCAAACCTTTCAGACCTGCACTGAAGGCATTGGATACCCCCCCTGCGGAGTTGGCCGTTATAATGGCAGTGGCGAGTGTCGTTGCACCTGCGGCAAACGATGCCGTTAATGCCGTGGCGAGTGCGGTCGTGCCTGCTGTAAATGCAGCGCCGTACATTGCTGCACCTGCGGTTGATGACGTAGTGATAGACGTCGCGTACAGACTCGCACCCGCCGTATCTGACGCAGTTTTGGCAGCGGTATCGGCTCCGGTACTGAATAAGTTGGTCATTCCCTCCATTGCCATACTGGCGAGATTACGCGAAGCCACTTGCGCCATGCTGTTGACAATACTTTGACCGAGGTTCAGCACGGCATCACTCAGCGCCAATGTGCCGTTGGCTAAGCCATTGAGAGTACTTTCAATACCGTCTTGGAAACCTTCTTTAAATGCGCCGACCAATTCATCCGTGGTGGATTGCAGTACCAGCAACTCATTTTCCAGCTCAACCAACATCGCTTGCATTTGTTGGCCAGTTTCACCTGGTAATTGGGTCATTTCGCGCAAGAGCGGCAGATAGGCTTCAATTTGTACGCCAGTCTGTTTATGCAGCTCAACCAACTGACGACGGCCTTCCAGCTCCGAAATCAACCCGACATCCACTTGGGTTTGGATGCGACTTTCTTGTTGATTGCGTAACTGCTGGATGCGGTCAAACTGCGCCTTCAGCTCATCGGCTCGCGCCTTGGCTTCTTGGGCAGGCAACAATTTATCTAACCAAGCCAACCCTTCCTGATTGCCGGATTCGGTAAACTCTTTGCGCATGGCATCCGTGCTGGTGCGAAGCATCAATAAAGTCGCATCCAGTTCTTGGCCTGTAGCCTGAAGGTATTGTGCCTGAAGCTGGGCATTTTTCGCCGCGTTGGCATCGGATTGCACTTTCTTTTCTTCGGCCGCAATAAGCGCGAGCGCGGCTTCTGCCCGCATTTTATAAGCCCCCGTCAAGCCTTTTTCGGCCAGCTCATAAGCGCGGACTTCTTGCTGGTTTTTACCGAGCAGTGCCGCTTGCTTTTCCAAGCCTTTGACATAGCTTTCAGTGGCTTTCGCGGCGGATTCAGCTTGACGACGCGCTGACTCACGATTCTTTTTATCGTCGTTCGCTTTGTCGATTTTTACTTGCAGTTGGGCAAGCTCATCAAGACTGGCTTTGAGTTTGTCGATTTCTTCAGGAGTGCGGCCTGCGGCAGCGGCCGCAATGATCACTTTATCAATAAAAAGCTGTAATCGCTCTGAGGCGGTATAGGCGGCATTGGCGAGATCTTTTTCCAGTTTATCTTTTGTCTTGCCAATTTCACCTTCCAATTGAGCAAATTGATCGCCACGACTAATCGACTCTTTTACCTCAGCAATACCATGTCCGGCAACATTCAGCGCATCAGTAAATGAGCCCAACAAGCCTGTACTATCATCAATACCTTTAAAATTAGCACCAACCTCTTCAGAGAGGCTTTTTCCACTTTTTCCAACAAATTCCAAAGAGCGCGCCAACTGATCATTGAGCCCAGTACTGACTTTTGCTTGTGCTTCATTCAGCCTGTCAAGGTTTTTACTCAATTCTTTAATTTGCTTTTCAGCCTCTTCCAGCTTTTTACTGGAAAGGTAGATCCCCAAACCACTTTCTGACGGACTACGCTCCATACCTTCAATTTGCGCTTTTAAGCTATCCGCTTTCTTTTGCAGCTCCGCCAGTTTTTTAGCGTCGCTTTCAATGGTGGCGGCATTACTTTGTTGCTGTGAATAAGCATCACCTAATGTGACACCTTGACGCAGTTGCCCTTGGGCATCAATCAGCGCATAGGTTTTCTGGGTTTGGTCATCCAGTGTTTGGATCGTCTGTTTGTGCTGTTGCTCAAGTTGGGCTTCGCGCTCTCGCGCCGCTGCATAGGCACTGGTTAACCCACCCACCGCGAGGGTGACACCTGTGATGGCGAGTCCCATTGGGCCGCCCATCAAACCGAGTAAGCCACCGCCCATACGACCAAGCAAATTACGCTGTGCACCAATCGCACCTGTTTGCGCGGCTTGCAGGCTTTTTTCGGCGGCGGCTTGCTGAGTTAATGCCGCCGTTAAGGCTTGTTCGGCTTGGATGCGTTGCGCTAAGTTAATTTTGCCACTGGCGCTGGCTCTCGCGAGTTCTGCTTGCGCAGAGGCGACTGCCGCTTTAGCCTGGACATGTTCCGCTTCCGCAAGCAATAAGGTTTCAAGGCGCTCAGCGCGGGCGGCTTGGGTCGCCGATAAGAACGCCGCGACCTTACGACCCGCGACGGCCACTGAAATGGCAACGACGGCAGTGGCCAAAGCGGATAAATTACCGGACAACTCAGAAATAATCGTCGCAAACAGTTTAGTCACACCGAGGGCATCATTGGTGCCACCGACAAAATCAACCCAGGCGTTAGACATTTGTGCCGTCGCGCGGGCAATAGTCAGGGGCATTTGGGCAAATTCGGCATCCACATCCGCCGCACCGTCTTTTAAGGCTTTAAACACCACATCCGTCGTCAATTGGCCTTGCTCCGCCATTTTGCGCAGCTCGCCTTGGGTTTTTCCTAATGACTTTTGCAGCATAGTCATAATGCGCGGCATCTGTTCTGCTACCGAGTTAAACTCTTGACCTCGCAGAACGCCTGAAGCCAATGCTTGGCTAAGCTGAATAATGGCCCCGGAGGCTTCTTGAGTGGTGGCCCCAGACACAATGGCAGCTTTATTAATGGTACTGGTGACCTGCATCAACTCGGTTTGGCTCGCAGAATCTTTCATGGCACGGGCTAAACGGGTATAGAGTTCGGTGGTTGATGCAATACTTTGACTGGTTTCATTCGATAAGCGGATCACGGACTGAAACGTCAGTTTGGCTTGCTCATTGGAAGCCGATACTAATTTGATGCGTGCCGATAAATTGCTGTATTCATCGGCGGTTTGCCCCAAACCACGGATAAAACTGGCACCAAACGATAATCCCGTTAACGCGAGTGCGGTATTTTTTAAGCGGGTAAATTGCTCCGAAAGCGCCTGGCTTTTGTTCGTGGTGTCATCAATGGATTTTCCCGCTTGTTTTGCACTTTGCTCAACCGCTTTAAAGCCTGTAGCCCCCTCGGAAATCTTGCTTAATGCCTCACGCTGCGCCAAGATTTTTTTGAGGTTATCACTGTAAGTCTGCTCATCCAGCAAACCCGCACCGAACGATTTCCCTAGCTGGGCTTCCATCTCGTCCAATTTACTCAACCCTTTAAGGGTCGGATCAATACTTTCCAAGAGCCTATCGAGGCTTGCCGCTAATTTGGCATTCTCTTTTTCGTGCTTGGCGGTAGCCGCAGCCGCTTCCGCTTCCAGCTCTTCTTTGGTTTTGATGGTTTTATGGTAGCGATTGAAATTGTCTGCTTGCGCCGCCGTCAAGGCTTGGGAATCGGCAATTTCCTGTGCAACCAGTGAGGCTTGTTGGTCACTGACTGACTTTAACTCGTCTTCAAGTTGCTTCAATTCGGTATGAGCCGATTTCAAATCCGCCTGAATTTTTAAGCTAAGTTCAAGATTTTTGTTGTCGGCCATATGGGCATCCAAGCCCCATTAACGGGGCATTAAGAGTTGTTTAAAACGATGAAGGTAACTTTCTAGGGCTTTCCCCCCAGAAAAACCGACCCCAATGTCTTGGGTGCGGTTTTGGCGCTCAATGAGTTGCTGTTTCTGGATCTCTTCATAAAACAGGGTTAATTGTCTGGCTGTGTAATGGGGGAGTGCACGGTAGTCGTGTCCGTGGGCGACAAGACAGGCGAAGACGCTTGCCCAATCAACCGGGCTTGCTGAGCTTTTGCCATTTCGATCATCTTTTCGCGCACGGCACTCCGGGTAAAAAAAGCCGCATTGACACCCCACCACACCATTAAAAGGGCATCGCTATCTTCACCCGTTAACGCACTGACCCACTCGACAGATTCACCGCATGACACCGCGACAGCCTGTATAACTTCATTGGCAAGCTGACCCATCAAGTCATACAGTGCATCCAGTGACACTTCGGCCTCTGACGAATTAAGCATGAGTGCTTTAAAACCGTCACTGATCGCTTTAAGTGGCGCACGATACTTAAGCTGTTCTGCTAATGTGTATTCATGCACCACCACCTCTTTGCCTGCCAGTGTCAATGTGCGCTCGGGGAGTAAAATGGCTAATGACTCACTCATGCGGAACGTCCATTAACATAGGTTAATTTGCCAAAACGCCCCATAGCATCATCGGCTTTACGAGATGTATCCATTAATAGGCCACCTTTGGTTTGTAAACCCGCTAAATTGGTTTCGTTATTGATAAGCCCTAAGTTAGAAACGGGGTCGAACTGCACTTTGTATAACTCTAAAATGACAGAGGAATCCTCTTCCGCTAAGTTCACCCCTTCATAGCGTAAGAAACGCTCTTTCGGTTTTTGGGTAAATAAGGAGGTTGCGGTATTCGCACTGTATTTATAGGCCGCTTCGGGAGCAGCAGTTTGATCTTGGGTAAAGGTGATCGCCCCAAACACCTCATCGAGCAGATAATCTTCATCAAGCACGAGTGCAGAGCCAGAGGCAGTCAAGACAACATCGGAGACACTCGGGTAAGCCAAGGTGTAGCGCTCACCCGCTTTAATGTTGGCGGGGAGTTTTTCGCCCGTCACTGACCCCGCGGCGGTTTCAATGGTTTTGCCATACAGCAATAACGCCAGATTTTCACCGGACAGATCATGCCAGGTCATGTCGATTTCACCGGAATTACCGAGGGCAATACGACGAGTAATGCCTTTATAGCCGGAGTAAGATTCTTTGTGCTCAATTTTTTCAGTGCTTAACGTCACATTAAATACGCTCACATCACCAATAAAGCGCTGCGCTAACGCACGACCAAATTCATCACGCTCGGCTAAAAAGAGGCGACCTTGACCATAATAATAAGTTTCAGGTTGCTGCATTAGACTTCTCCTTTCTCATTAGGCTGAGAAACTGTTGATACTGGGGAAAGTGCAACAGCACTCTCCTCAATCGATTTTTTAGGGGTATTGGCTTTGGGTTTGGCTATATTGTTTAGCTCTAACCAAGCCTGTGTTGCCGCATCTACATGCAGTGATTCTCCTTTGCCGTAGAGTTTTCCCGCATGGGTATGTGGCTGAAGTAAAATAAGCGCTTGCATGGCATTACCTCTTTGGTTGCCCGATCACATGAAAAACCTGATAACTGTCCATCCACACCAGCACGCCATTGACAAAATCGACTACTTGGCCACCGACCAATTCAATCGGTTTGGCACTGCGGGATGGCGTCCAGCCAATCAACTTGCCGCGAACATCACCAATCAGCGGTTCAAGGACTTTTTTCACAGAATTGATATCTGTCTGCTGACTGGATACATCACGTACAATCATCACCACCCCAAACGTGGACACCATGGCATGGCGAATTGCGGTCGCATCGGTAGCACGCTCATGAGAGAGCAACGCATAAGCCGCTGGCGTTGGCGTATTCAGCAAATCGGTAATTTTGCTGTATTCCGCCATCGTGCCCAGGTGTTTTATTGGTGCAGTGGGGCCTGCTAGTTCACTCAATTTTGTTTGGATAAGACCAACATCAAACGGTTGCCAGTTCAAAAGTGCCTCACTTACCAAAATGGCGTAATGTATGGGTGTCAAAGGTTCTTGCTGGCCCTTTATGGCGTGGTTTCCCACCCGCAGGCGGTAACGGGTCATCAAGCCCTAATGAGTAGCGGCCATCGGCAACCTTCTGTAAAAAGCCCATCGCGGCTTTGTAATCACGAACAACCGGGTCGGTTTGCTCAGTGCCTTCGCGATAGCGAAAGGTGTGATAGCGGGCAATCGCCCGTGCCCACGCGGTCAACTGACGAGGAATGCGCGATAACGGCAATTTCAACCCACGTTGGCGTAAAAAGCCGTCAATCATGGATTGCGTATCCTCAATGATCCCTTGCAAACGTGATAAGGCATCATCAGCCTGAGCCACCTCATCCGGCGTCCAATTATCAACGGGTTCACTGTTCGCTCTGGCCGTCAGTAGCAGAGGGGACACAGGATAGTGATTATCCTGTGCCAGGTTTTGACTTAATTCGACCGCCCCAGGCGTGTCACAGAGCTGGGCTGCCGTAATGTAAGTCACCGCGCCCATTATTCGGTCACCGCATTTTCAAAGAAGAAGCCCAAATCTTTAGCCGCAATCACTTCTTTGACGGATTCACCGACACGGACAATTTGACCACCGCGCATACCGATATTCGGGTCGGTGATGGTTCCCGAGGTTCGACCGTTCCACTGTGCCGTGAAGCCAAAGGTGGTGCCACTTTGCGAATCCGCTAAACGGTCACGGTAGAGGAAAGCCGCATGATTTCCCCACGCGCGTTGCATGTTCGGATTTTGGCCTCGTTTAGCGATATTGACCCACGCTTCCCCCACATAGATTTGTTCGAGCTCTAGCAGCTCAGCAAGGAAAGTGAGGGGAACCATACCCGAATCACCGAGCGTACCGTTAAACGCTTTCACAATTTTCGGGTGGCGACGCAATATCGTGGCAACGCGGCGACCCAATACGCCGATGGATGGGCGCATAATCACGGTATCAAGCGCATCCATGATACTCACAGCAGGATCGCTATCAGGCTTACTCCACGAATCCCCCGCCGCAACAGTCTCTCGGTTCTTAGCGTTATAGCTGTTTTTGTCAAACACCAAATTGGCGGTACGGACTTCACGGTCGAGTAAAATCAAATTGGTGGTTTGCTCAGTGGCTCGTCCCAATGGATTAATGTGCGGTTGATTGGCCGCATTATCGATATCCGCTTGGGGAACGGGCGCATCTAACGCATGGTCTTGCGTCGATTCGGTTTCTTCTTTCCCGGTAAACTCCACACGCGTCGGCTGGCCAGTACGACCCACTAAAGTATTGGGAACCGTAAACCCTTCCGATAGCGTGTACTTGGTGTATTTAAAGGACTGTGTACCCACTGGTACGCGTGGCAGCACATCATCAGCAATCAAGCGAGGATTGCGATAGGCGATGGTGATGGCAGTCAGCTCTGCATCAACCGGAAATGGCGCAATTTGTCTTGTCATAATAAAAACCTGTTTAACGTAATAGAGAATAAAACAACCGAGTTACGGTTGTGTCGCACCTGCGGCTAACTGGCCCACAGCAATCCACACGGAGCCAATATCGCCTTCCGCACCCGATTCTTCGGCATACCCGACAATAAAGTCGCCCGCGGCGGCAGGCACAGCCCATCCTTCCGCATTTGCGGTTAACGGATCGCCCGCTTTGACATCTGCGCCATACATCACATCAGCAAACCCAGAACGGATAACATCGGTCGGCATTTTTTCATCGCTGTCCAGCAGTGTGGTAACCCCAAGAATGAAGGCTTTACCATCCACAGCCGGGTCAATATGGCGTGAGTCATCTTTGTTAAACACCACTAAGCTGTATTGCCCAATCGCTTGAGTGGAGAGATAGGTGGTTACGATGCCCGGTAAATTCATTTTTTCGCTCCTTTGATGTGAGCCATGGCTTGTGTGACAGAGACATCACGACCATTGCGTTTTTGTTCCGCAATATAATCTTGCGCAGCGTTGGCCATCGCTTGGCTGTCTGCAAAATCCAGTGGCTCTGCGCCATCTGTTGCTGACTTTTCGCTGAAGTCCAAAAAGGCTGGGCGAGACTGAAGCACATCACGCAATAGCGCTTCTGGTGTTTCATTGACTGTGGCACTGCCATCGGCAAATGAAACGGCCTCGTTTGGCAGGTTCATAAAAATCTCGACCACACGGTTTTTATGTGTAGGGAGCAATTTGCCGTCTTTCACTAAGCCATTGGCAAAATCGGTGACCTCTTGGCGATGACGCTGCGCCTCATCGTCCTTGAGTTGCTGTTCTCGCGCCTTTAGGGCATTTTCACGAGCCTGAATTTTCGCTTCACGTTCAGCGAAATCAGTCGGTGGTGCTGGTTCAGTGGTTTTCATCTTGTCCCCTTCAGAATAAGAAATTGGTTGTACCGCATCATCCATGCGGCTATTGGCAATCGCAGCGGCTAAATCATCAATGTGCCACTGAGGTAAAACTTGATTCGCCTTTTCAAGGCTCTCTTTTTCAATCAGGTAATCGCGCAGTGCGCGGAGTGAATCCACCAAAGACGCAACTTCCCATGGCAATGCAAATTCGACAGGAGCCAAATCACCGCTACCTTCGGAAAAGCTCACATCGGGCAAACCTTTTACCGCAGGCGGGGTTGCACCTAAAAAACCAATGTGGCGTGGGTAGAAGTGTCCCGGTTTTGGGTTGCCTGGCGAATCGGGGAGGTAAATAGATAAACTGCGTTTTTTGTACATACCTTTGTTAAAGGCTTCGGCAAACTCCGGTACCACTTGTTTGGGTTCGGCATACACCAACCCATCACGCACTTCAAAACGGTTTGCCCAACCATATGACGGGGCCGTTAATTTGGGGTGACCAATGACAAACGGGGTTTCCATCAGTGTTGGGTCATAGCTTGCCGCTAAGTCCAAGCAATCCTCTAGGGTGAAGGTCACTTTGCGACCGTCCATCGCAGTGTGAGTGCCAGGGCGAAAAACAGGTAATGTAGCAGTGGAAGTATTGGGCATACTGACAATCTCAAAATAACCAGAATGGCAGTCAGTGTAAAAAAGGACGTGCAAGAGGTCATTGGACTGCGCTCAAGTCAAAAATTGCCTTGAGTGAAGAGGAAAATGAATAACAGGAGGAAAGTGCGAACCAAAGGGTTATTAAAACCTATTATAATAACCCTTGTTGCCATTAAGGCAGCGAGAACTGAATAACGAGTCGTTGAAAACAAAAAACCGCTTAAAATGCGTTGTGGGCGGTTATTTCATTAACGCCCCTGAAGGTGCTCACGCGCAATGTCTAACAGGTGGTTGCTTTCATCACGGGATAACCCCAACCAAGGCCGTGCGGGTATCACCACTTTCTTGACTGGGCGACCGCCCACATTTAAGGCTTTCGCGTTCTTCGGCACTATCGTACCACCAAATTGGTGAATAGCACCATAGGGCCTATCCGTACCAAAAAACAAGATATCACCTTGGATTTGCCAACGCAGCGTATCTTGAAGTTGTCCTGTCAGGGTTAAAATCTTATCGGCATTGCGGCTTTTACTGTCTCGGTACCACGGGCGTAATGCAGCCCAAGGTGTGCCATCGGGCGCTTGCTGCACACGGAATCGGTCTTGATGGAGAATGAGCAACTCTTCTCCCATATCTTCCAGCATCGGTGTGACATCATACGCAGCGGCTTTCAAGGCGCGAAGCATCGTTAATGCACTTTGCGCCTGAAAATTAATTGTGATGCTGGCCATGGTTACCCCTCATACTCCGGTCGTGCATAGGCTAAATAACCTTGACGAAGACTGTTTAACAGGTGTTCATCACGTTCACTTTCTGATAGCACCATGAGCACCGACCAACCCGAACGTGACCATTCGACCACCACCCAAAGTGGCTCAATACTGTCAGGCAACTGGTAACGCGCCACATAATAACGCTGAGATTGGGCTTTGCTGACACCAGAGGCTGATATGATACGCGTCCAGATTTCATCCGGTGATTGCAGTGTTTGCGCTAATAACAATGCATATGGCGTGAGTTTTTCTTGCGCCCAGACGGTTGAACCCGTTGCGGTGACATCAAACATTGATGCACCAATCGTCACTGGCGCCCCCATCGCATCTTTAAAGACAACGGGCTCGGCCACCGCGCCAAACTGCTGCAAAAATTGCGTTGTCGCGTCAGCGGGTAAGGTATTAGCAGGCAAAACCTGTTTGGGTAACACTTTTCTGGGGATGGGCAAGGCAACCGGGATATCCCGCTGAGCATCCAGCGCTTGCCAGATTGACTCACTGGCGCGCGGGGCAGGAATAAACGGGTCTAACAAACTGCGCCCAGGTGTATGTTCAAAGCCGGGGTCAACCCCTTCCGGTACGGAAACTGCAATAGGGCCATCAGGACGACGCTGCCCAATCAATTGCGTTTGCCATTTCAAATCGGGCGCAACGTCAGGGCCAGTTTTCCCTAATCGCGCCAAATCTGACGCACGACGCGCCACCACGCCACATTGGCACCCCCAACCATTGGGGGGAAAATTGGTTATCCACCACGGGTTGTCCCAGCGCAATATCATCCCGTGCCACTTTAAGTGCTCTTCACGCGGCGTTTCAACTGCGTGACTGTGCCGGTACTCCCAAAATGGGCGCGTTTCACGCATTGACCATAATTGCTGAAAACGACCCGCCATGTAGCTGCTGCGCACGTTGGTTTCATAAATCACGCGCGTTCGCCAGCCAAAACCGCCGTGATACTCCCATCCGTAACGCGCCACAATCGCTTGGAAGTCACGCCGAAAATCTGCCAACGTGCCGCCTTGTGCAATGATGTTATCGACGGCAGTGCGTAAATCGGCCAGTAAATCTTCGCGCATGGCACCTGCAACGGCGAACTGGCGGTTATGTTCTGCGCCATACACGTCCGTCCAATGTTGCGTCGGCTGATTGGTTTTGGTTTGGAAAAAGGTATTTTGTTCTTGAAAGGGTACGCGAGCTGTTGTGATGGTATCAGTCATTCGGCACCGCCAGTCCCGCATCACGGGCTAACGCAAACACGGTAGATAACGCATTCGCTTGTGCATCCAAAGGCAAATCAGCCATCAACCGATTTAAGGTATCGCCGATATCCTCAAGGCTGGTCGCTTCATTGAGCTGGCGCTCAATCTCCGTTAACCAGTTTTTTAACGGGGCTTGTAAGGCGGTTTCAGAGTTCGATAGCAATTGTTGCACGGGATCAACGTGAGCATCATGCGCCGCAAAGTCGGTCACCGATGAAGGGGGTAGCGCGTTATCTTGTGCAACTGGCTCCCACTCGCCGCCGTAAGTCGCTTCAATGCTCGCACGCGTTGGGCGATAACCTGTCGTTTCGGCAATCACTTTATCGCGATTCGCCCGTTTTTCGAGATCTTCCGCTTCTTCAAAGACGCGGGCAACACGTGGTATTTTCGCGCCAGGAAAATTGAGCTCGGTCAGCCATTTACTCGGCCCCAAATTCCATGACTCGCAAATAATATCTGCGTCCGCTTTGACGATGGATTCTAATACGTCAGCTTGCAGGGATTCATTGCCACCAATCGAGCTAGACGCGCCACCTGAACTGGTGATTTGCCCCACGACCACGCGGCGAATGGCTTCGTTCATCGCACGGTAAAGCGCTTGATAATCGGGGGTGCCACTGCGACTGGCTTCAAGTAGTTCTATCGCCATCCCTTCAGGCATAATGATCCCACTGTCCGTTTGAATGCGGTGGGTCAGCTCTAACAGGTTGTTTTTCTGCTCTTCAGTGGCACCTTGTGGAAACTTACCCACCGCCGTCGCATGCCGTGCTTATCCAAAAATATCAACCAGAATTTCAAATCATTGCGTTTAAACAGCGTCGGCCAATACAACCAATGCGCTAACCCTAACCCATAGGGTTCATCATCATGATCGGCACCTGTGGCAAAATGCCAAAAATACGGGGCTAAGCAAGGCTCACCCTGTGAACGGTTATTCGGAGTAATTAAACGCAGCTCGCCTTGTGGGGAGTAACGAAAACGGCGGCGATCACGCACCTTGACCTTATCAATCCACACCAAGTCATCTTTGACGGTATAAATCAGCTCTGCCACCGCATAGCCATAGAACACACCAAAATGCATGAGTCGTGTGATGCGATCAAAACCCAAGGCATTGATTTGGTCACGCATCGCATCAGCGGCGGCAATATCTAACGGATCTTCGCCACCCGGTTCGACTATCCATTCGCGCTCAATCACCGCATCTTGACGCTGGGTGAAGGCGGATTTGACCTCATCATCGTTGAGCACTTCACGGTAGAGATCTAAATTACCCGCTGCAACGTTGTTTAAGACGCTGTCATCAGGTAACGCCAATGCGCCCAACCAAGGGCGCGTGATATCACGCCCATCCCCTGTGCTGGCAAGCTCACGCCCCAACTCCGGTTGACTGGCAGGCACTGCGGGAGCGCGTGAGTGACGACGTTGCTTTTTGCTTTTACGGCTCATACAAACCCCTTAAAGTTATTTGTGCCTCTGACCGTTCCCCAGCCAGCCTTGCTGTAGGTGGACTCATTTTGCGTAGCGTGAGCGCCGAACTGCGACAGCTGGCGAAACACATCACGAGAACCATTCGTGAGGAATTCAATTTCTGCAGCGAGGTTGAGCGAGGCATACCACGCTAAACAACCGGCTATTGCGGTATCGCCATGGCGCAGCAAATCGGCATCTTTGAGGTCTTTCCGTTCAATGTTGGCGATCATTGGAATACCGTCCACTTCTTCTACGGCACGTAAGTCTTGAGCGATGTTTTCATCGCGTGGCAACTCAATCACGCCATCTTCAAATGCGCCGATAAATTTTGGCATCCACAGCCCGTACCACTTGCGGTTTAGCATGATTTCCGCAATACGTGGACGACCAAAGCGGTCGGCGGTGTATTCTGCTAACACCATACCTGGGCCTGTTGCATCCATCGCCCCGCCAGACTGACGGGGTAAATTCTCAATCAAGTAAAATAAGATTTGTTGTTGCAGGGCGGATGGCACGTTGTGCATTTCTAAGGTAAACGGGGCACTGCGCCGTAAAGTACTGTCAATGTCGAGGGGCACAATGGCGGAAAAGTGGCGATGGCGAGCAAAGTCCATGCCGAAGACATGCCGACGCTCAGGGTGGCAGCATTCTTTGATGACAGGAGCCAGCTCCCGCACTAGCCACTCTTTACCCCAAAATTCGCGTTCATATTCACTGAGATTGATAAAATCATCATCCAACGCCAATCGGATGACCGGTCGCTCTTCTGGCATTGCACGCTCAATCCATACCCCTGGAATACACACACCATTACCATCACGGGGGATAGCATCCAGCTCTTCACGCATCGCCGCTTTGCGTGGGCCATAAGCATTACGGATACCGTTGTACCACGCTTTTTTCCCTTCCAGCGTTGGCGTTTCGCCTTTCATGGCACAGCGACGCTCGTACAACCCATTTTCAACGGCATCATCAAAGGTCACCGTGAGCACCTCCGCATCCTCGCCATAGCGACCCGCCTCAATATCGGCACAGAACTGGTAGAACGGGTTATTTTTACCGTTGTGTGAACTGATCACCACAATACGACCGCCCCAGATCAAAAGTGCGGTGGCAGCATCCAGTACGCCTTGAACATCTGGGTGGAAAGCGGCTTCATCGATAATGACCACACCTTGCAATCCGCGAATATTGGCAGGGCGTGAGGACAAGGCAGTGACTTGGAAGCCACTGGCAAAACGCACGCGATATGCAGTAATTTTGCGGGTATTGCCTTCCTCATCCTGATCATCAAACAGAAACTCTTCAATTTTTGAGACATTTTGCGCTTGTTGCTGGGCGATCACACGGGCGAATTTGCCCACATAACCAATAAACTCCAAGCCTTTTTCCTTGGTATCCCCAATGTAAAACACGTTATCGCCGCCTGCGGATTTTTGTGCCCCAGCAATCAACGTGGAGTTAAGCCCCCATGCAAAGGTGATCCCCGTGCGTCGCCCTTTAGGGACGGCAATAATGGATTTATTGATCGCTAAACACGCCTTTTGGTGCGCCATGAGTATCCCGTCTTCAAAGGGATTGAGGCTCATGGGGATATCACGCGCACGGGCGGGTAACTCATCCCAATCCACCTCACGCACGGTTGACGCTAACGTTTTCATGATTATTTCACTCCAAGGACTTTTTCACGCCAGAACTGCACTTGCTCTTCGCTGAGACCTTGTGCGCTCGCCACTTCGGATAAGTTGGCTTGCTGCTCTTGCAAGAGGCGTTCACGGGCTTCACGTTCAATGTCACGGCGCTCATCTAGCGAGGCTTTACGGGCTTGCAGCACATCTTTAGCCGCACGCGCCAAGTGGCGTACAGTATCAATGTCCGCTTTTTCGGTTTCTTGGGCTTCTAAGGCGGCATGGGCGGTTAATGTGGTCACGGCTTGCACCATCAAGGCACCCGCGCGTTCATCGGGGTTTTCACCCAATTCACTGACCAATAATCGGGCCATTTGGTCTTGGGCTCGCATCCGTTCAACCACTTCACTGAAGGAGTTTTTATAACGACCTAATGCACTACGGCTCGGTAATGTGTCTTCCTTGGGAAAGTGGGTTTGCAAGTCGGCAATCAGCTCATCCAAAGTCATTTGTCTTCACGCAATCGCTTCTCAAGGTGTGAACGCACCTCAACAGGCAACTTATGAATGGAGGATTTGCGCCCCATATTAACCTCCCGCACTTGGACGTTTGACACCCGGTGTCACAACACGCCCAGAAGCCACATCCGCACCGCGGGCGGTCAGTTTCACCACAAGCACAGGGCCAATGTCATCCAATTGCACTAAGCCTTGCTCTTCTAACCAACGTAACTCGGTTTTGACGAGATCACGGCTTGGATTGTGCCCAAAACGTGAGAGCGCATCATACAAAATGGAGCTGTTTGAGGTGTACGCGGGCATTTCAGATAACAACCGCAATGTCACTAAACGGGCATCTTCCCGTAAAAAATCCGCATAAGACATAATGGGGCTCACTCCTTTTTTTGATGCAATAAATATTGATTGAGGTTATCTAGCTGTCGCGACATGCCGCCTAAACGTTCAGAGAGAGACTGCAAAACGGCATCATTGCGACTGATGGTGTCAATAAGGCGGCTCACTTGGGCTTGTGTCGGCATTTGGGAAATTTTCACTTCCATTTCAGCTAAGCGAATTTGCATTTCAGTCAACTCTTTTTGGCTGGCTGATTGCCGCTTGACCATCCAAGCGTAGACGCCAATCACCACCATCAAAATATTTTGCGTGGTAGGTAAATCAAACATCAGTTCATTAAAGCCCATTGCAGCGTCCTTCTTGTATGCAGCGTATTAACTCAACAACTTGACCTGCACACGCGGCGTATTGGTCATACACGATTTTGAGTGTCAATGTGATCTCATCCATATCATTGCTCTCCACGGGTTTCGGGGCGAGGCAATAAACGCTCAGCGTCGCGGGCAAAACCGTCACGGGTTGTACTGGCTGCGCGGGTTTGGGCAGCGTTGAGTTGCTGCATGACATCATCATCAAGCTGGCAAGACTGACGAGCAGTCTGTGTTTTTTTGAGCGCATCTTTCAGCTCCTTTGTCGTGTGAGCATTGTCTTTTGCCCGTTCTGCCAAGAGATTAGATAGGCGTTCATTCCACTGTTGAGCTTGAGCAAATTGTTGATGAAGTGCCTCTTGGAACGCCGAAAAATCACGCTTGTTATCGCTATTTTGCTGCTCGGCAACCGCCAGCAAGGCATCGGAAGCCCCTCGCTGGTACGCCAGATGATTGACCGTCGCAAGGGCAGCAACAAATAACGCAATCACTAAAAGGTATTTGAGAGATTCACGGAGTAAGGCGATCATGGCATACCCCCATACCCCAACCAGCAGCATGATACTGAGGCTGCCAGCGGGTAATAATGCGCTGTGGATAGCCGCGATTTTCACGAAAATACGCGGCACCACGCCCCGCATTGACGCCCTCAACACTTGACCAATAACGACCACTGTCTAATCCCATCTGCGCGGCTTTCTTGCGGTCACGCTGCACCCAACCCAATCCGCCGTTATAGGCCGACAGGACAAAGGCCCAGCGGTCACACTCGGTATTGGCTTGAATACGTTGATAGAGCCAATGGTCATACGTAACTAAAGCACGTAATGCCCAACTGGGGTTGTAAGGGGCTTGTTCACCTAATGATTGCGGGTACATTTGGGCTATCCAGCGGCTGGTATCTGGCATGAACTGCGCTAAGCCTTGCGCCCCGACAGGGGAGCGCGCATTGACTTTCCAGCCGGACTCTTGGTGGATTTGCCCCGCAAAGGTACTGATAGGCGCATCCATCCCCCAAATGGCACGGGCATTGCGCGTCAGTTCACGTTGATGTTGGTGGGCTTCTTGGGGAATGGCGGCGCTCACAGGCACTGCACAAGACATCAGCGCCATGACCGCAAACCCGACTAAGGCTTTTCGGATGGTTTTCATGGCTATAACCCCAATGTCATCCCAAGTACCACAGCCAGCACAATCAAGGCGCGCCGGATGATCACAGCAGCAAAGATACGCTGATAACCTTGCACCACGGGGTATTCGGGTTTGTCCTCACCCTCATAAGGCTTGGCGTTTTTCCAATCGTGGCACAAATACGAACCCGGGCTGGCATACGGGAACAACCCTCTGTCGAGTGAGTACCCGAGCACCACCGCTAAACAGACCAGCGACAATTTATAGAGCACCACACCCACTTGTTGTGGGGATAGAACGGCGATTAAAGCCAGTAAAACAATGGCGGCAAACCACCAACCGAATAAGCGATAACGGGAAAAAAAATGCGATAGCGACATAGCAACACCTTATTTCATTGTGAGAGTTAAGGTGTATGACTATAAAAAAGGGAAGATTTTAACGCATTGGACGACGCTCAAGTGATCTTGGCGTGACATTGTTTCAGGGTATGCAGGGTAACGACGGCGAGAGCCATAGCATGTTTCAGGTGATACGGGATGTCAATAGACTTTCACCCACGTGTTGCTTAGCCACCTTAATCCAGATTGAAAAACAGGAAAAATCATGTTCACTCAGCGTATTTTGGGTGTCTTTATTGACATCATTGTTGTTGCTTCACTTTATTACGGTACGGTTTATAACATGAAAGGGCTAATTAATATTGGCTACTTTACAGGTTGGTTGTTCGGGAGCTTTTATTTACTGGGCTTTGTTTTTCTTGATACCGCCACTATCCGTAAGCATTCCCATCACTGTCCTAGGTTCTTTCGAGGCTATAACATTGTAACTGATGCCGCTTTTGTGATATTTGCGGCTTATTCAGGATGGTTTGTATTGGCGTTAATTTTTGCAGTTGGTGCATTGTTTAAAGCCATCAAAATTAGCGAGATTGAGAGAATTAACCAGACAGACAATAGGGAAGATGTATTACATTAACGCAAGAATTAACACTCCAAACATGCACTTGGAGTGTTAACTTTAAGCATCAGTATTCCGACGCTTTCCCACCAATACATTGATACTGAACCCTAACCTCAGTTTGAGAGCAAGAACCAAACCCACCTCTCTGGGTGCAGTTGGTGGTCTGCCCGCCAAACGGATCTGCATCAGCATAACCCCAAACTTTACACTTTTGCGCAGCTACTTCTTTAGCCTTTTGCGCATCAACGATGGGTTTCTCAAACTCCCCAAAAGAGTAAGCCATGGTAACAGTACCATCAGCCTTACTCCCACCAACAGGGAACATTTCTTTTTTTACAGTGCAGCCCGATAAACTAAGACACAAAACAAACCTACGAATACCTTTTTCATATACCAACCCATTATAAATAACCAATAAAAACACCAATAATTAGAGGCAAAAGAATATCACTTAAATAACATTAAACGTAAGAGATCTTTATAAATTTGTGAGGTAAAAACAAACCAATCCCTTCTTTATTGTGAGTTATTCTTTTTTTTATTTTTGTATTCCAAAAAAGAAACAAGATTATCAAGGGGCGCAGAATCACTTTTTTTTGAGCAAACCCCTTAAGTGAAGCAGGACTAACCTGCCTCTCTATCTGATTTTGATTGCGATAGCGATGAGCCAATCTGCAATATCGCTCTTTTATTCTCACTACTCATACTATCATAAGCATCAACAAGCGCTTGCTTATCCGGAGGCAATGAAGGTGTAAATACAGACTTAGGGTTGGTGCTCATTCCTGTGAGCAGCCATGTGATATCAACACCCAGAGCTTGATGTATTTTTAATAAAAAGTCCCCTCCAGGCATCGCCTTTCCAGACTCAACCTGACTAACCCCTCCAGTAGATACACCTAGCAACGATGCGAAATCCCTCTGATTTAAATTCATACTCTGGCGTATCTGAAGTACTCGTTTACCAATCTCTATGCTCATAAAAATGAATTTCCACTTGATATGCTCATTATAATGAGCATATAATCACACATAACAAATGATAATCACACAAAATAAAGGAGCGTTTTATGACCCCTGAACAAGTCAAAAATAACCTCAGACAACAAGGTAAAACGGTCACTAATTGGGCTAAAGAGCATGGGTATAACCGCAATCAGGTGTATCAAGTACTGAACGGCCAAACAAAAGCCCACTATGGCACAGCGCATGAGATCGCAGTAAAGCTAGGCTTAAAACCCAACCCTAAAGCACTAACTATTTAAAACTTCATTAAGTGTAACAGCATTTCATTTAATTGAATAAGAGGAAAATTATGGCTCGCAAAAGCAATACTTCCGCTGTAGCTCGGGCACTCAGAGTGCTAATCGCACTGAAAGGACATACCGTTTACGGCTTAAGTAATAAAGAAATAGCCAATGCAATCAACGACACCCCTGTAAATGTATCAAGAGCGCTAGATGCTTTAATTGAAGAAGGGTTAGTTGATCAAACTTACACTACTGACCAAGGCGCACACCCCACGTATACACACAGCATTGAAGTACTAAAAATCTCCCAGGAATGCTTCACTGAGCATGAGTTACTACGCGCCAGATTGAATCAGAAAGAAAAAATAATTCGTGGCGAAGGTTAAATTTAAGGAGGTATAGAATGAAGCGGTCAATAACAGAAGACGCTGAATTAGTTGCAGAAACCATTAAAACATCCCTAGCGCGCATACCGGGCGAACTAGAGCAGAAGGTTATCCAAGAAAATGAGAGTCGCGACTTACTCAATCAACTTCTTGGTCAAGCTCAAATGGCTGGGGCTTTTGAAGATTTTTCCCGCACTGTGCGGACTTCTAAACTAACTTTTATCAAAGAAAACAAGCTATACAGACTACTAAAAGGAACTAAAAATCCGCACGGTGCGGAATCTTTAACTGGTACCTGGGAGGAATTTTGCAAGTTATTGGGGTGCTCCGTGGATCAAGTAGATCGCGACATAGCTAACCTTCACGCCTTTGGAGAAGAAGCCCTTGAATCTATGTCTCGTATGGGTATTGGCTATCGTGAATTACGCCAATATCGCAAATTACCCGCAGATCAACAACAAGCACTAATTGAAGTGGCTAAAGAAGGTGATAAAGAATCGTTAATGGAATTAGCTGAAGAGCTTATTGCCAAACAAGTCAAGGAAAAAGAAGCACTTAAAGCTGATTTGGAAATTAGCCGTCAAAATGTTGCTGAGAAAAAAGAACAAGTTTCTCACCTTCAGGAAGCCAATGAAGCCCTGAATAACAAGCTTAAACACCGTATTTACCATGAAACACCGGATCAGGCCGAAAAAGAGCTGCGTAAAGAAACTAACCTTATCGCCCATGAAATAGAAACCTTTATTTCTGTGCGTTTGAAGGAAGCCTTTGTCGCATTAGCCAACCATGCAGATGAGCATAACTTACCGCAAGATGATTTTATGACGGGTTTGTTGTGCCAAATTGATCGCCGTGTCTTGCAGCTTCGGGAAGAGTTTAGCCTTGAAAGTGCACCGACAGGGACTGACCGCCCAACATGGTTAGACGCGGATGAAGCAACGTTATTAGGGCAACAACCTGTTACTGAGTAGGGTTTAACGTATGAGCGCAATCTTAACAGAACGACTGGTCTCTATTGCACAAGCTGCACGTAAAGCAGGCCATGGCAAAAAGGAAGCGATTTACCAGGCTGCCTGTGAGGAGTTGAACTTATCACGTGCAACACTATTACGTCGGATCAAGGAAGTGGCTATGACTGAACCACGCAAACGTCGAAATGACTCAGGTAAAAGCGCATTAACCCGTGATGAAGCGTTATTGATTTCGGCAGTATTAAAAGAATCGACACGTAAGAACGGCAAGCGCCTGTATTCGATTAAAGACGCAGTGAACGAGCTGCGCGCCAATAACATGATCCGTGCAGAGTCGATTGATGAAACGACAGGTGAAGTTAAATTATTGTCTGAAAGTGCTATTAGCCGTGCATTACGGGCGTATAAAGTGCATCCAGACCAACTGGACAAACCTGCACCACACAGTCGATTAGCCAGCCTTCACCCAAACCATGTTTGGCAAATCGATGCATCTTTATGTGTGCTGTATTACCTAAAAAACGGCGCTAAAACCAGCGGATTACGGGTGATGCACCATGACCAGTTCTATAAAAACAAGCCGAAAAACTTGGCAAAAATTGCCAATGAGCGGGTGTGGAGCTATGAAATTACTGACCACACCAGCGGTTGGATCTATGTGGAATATGTTTTAGGTGCAGAATCAGGTGAAAACTTATGCAGTGTGTTAATCAATGCGATGCAAGAACGCGGCAATGCAGATGTATTACACGGCGTTCCAAAGGTTTTGTATATGGATCCAGGCTCTGCCAACACCGCATCAACCACGAAAAACCTGTGCCGTTCACTGGGGATCAATGCCATTCCCCATGCTGCGGGTAGCGCACGGGCGACAGGTTCGGTAGAAAAAGCCCGTGACATCATTGAACGCAAATTTGAGCCGGGGTTGGTGTATCAACCCGTTAACAGTTTGGAGGAATTGAATACGTTAGCCAAAAAATGGCGCAGCGTGTTTAACGCCAGCGAAAAACACAGCCGCCACGGCGACACACGCACCAATATCTGGCTAAAAATCACGTCTGAACAGTTAGTGAAAGCACCAAGTATTGAAATCTGTAAAGAATTAGCGATTGCAACACCTGTCTCACGCGTGGTTGAAGCGACCTTAGAAATCAAATTTAAGGGGCATCAATACAGCGTGGCGGATGTCCCCGGCATCATGGTCGGTGACAGCATTTTAGTCACGCAAACTCCGTGGCGTAAGGATGCGGCACAAATCGTGTTACATGATGAAAATGGGCATGAATATTTTCATTTGGCCGAACGTGTTGAATTTAATGAATTTGGATTTGCTGAAGATGCCGCCATCATCGGGCAAAGCTACAAGAAACCCATTACAACCGAGGCACAGAAGACCCAAGCCGAAATCGAACAATTGGTTACGGGGACAACCTCCAATGTTGATGCCGCAGCTGTACGTAAAGCCAAGTCAATACCGTTTGGTGGGGAGTTTAACCCATACAAATCATTGGATGATGCCGCATTGCCAAGTTATTTGCCGAAACAAGGCCAAGAGTCAGAAGTGCGTAGCCCTCGCATAGAACAGCGCCCACTGACACATGTTGAAGCGGCCAAATTGTTACGTGAAAAATTGCTTGCACTGAATTTCACGTGGACAGCACAGCATTATCAACAAATTACACGGTTATACCCTGACGGTGTACCAGAAAACGCCATTGAGGACTTGATCCAAACATTGACGACGGAAACGGCGTCCAACGTGGTCAACCTACGCTAAGGAAACATCATGTTGAGATTAAAAGAAGTGATGAAAGAGCACCAAATTTCACAGCAAATACTGGCGACAGCCGCAGGCATTTCACAGCCCGCTATTGCGCAGCTAGTGAACCACGGTAAATGGCCTAAACAACATACCGAACAAGTTCGCCAGCGTATCTGTGAGTTTTTGGATAACCACGAATTAGACAGTGCTGAGGTGTTTAATGAGGTGTCGCCCCAAACCAATGATTGCGACACCTCTATCCCAGATAGCACAAAATCAGAGGATGAGACTATGTTACTAGCAAAACAGGTGTTATTACCAGCAACAAAAAAACATTTTGGTTTATTCCGTGATCCGTTTTCGGATGAAGCCTTACAAGGGGCGGAGGACGTCTTTGTCACCCCTGATATTCGTTATGTGCGTGAAGCCCTTTACCAAACAGCCCGTTATGGTGGTTTTCTTGCGGTTATCGGTGAATCTGGCGCAGGTAAATCGACGCTACGCCGTGACTTAATTGACCGCATTAACCGTGAAAATGACCCTATCATCGTGATAGAGCCGTACATCATTGCGATGGAAGATAACGATATTAAAGGAAAAACCTTAAAGGCGGGTTCGATTGCAGAAGCGATTATCAACACCATCACACCACTGGAAAATGTAAAACGTAGTCAAGAAGCCCGTTATCGCCAGCTTCACCGTGTTTTAAAAGACAGCAGTAATGCAGGTTACCAGCATGTATTAGTAATTGAAGAGGCTCATGCGTTGCCAATCCCAACACTGAAGCACCTAAAACGCTTTTTTGAGTTGGAGAACGGCTTTAAAAAGTTGCTTTCTATTGTGTTGATTGGGCAGCCTGAATTGTCTCTCAAACTGTCTGAACGCAACCAAGCCGTACGTGAAGTGGTTCAGCGTTGTGAGGCGGTACAACTGCCACCACTCGATAATCAGTTAAATGAGTTTTTAACTTTTAAGTTTGGACGCACAGGTAAGCCGATTAATGAAGTACTCACCGACTGCGCCATTGAAGCGATACGCAACCGACTAAGCCAAGTCAAAAGTGGTCGTCGAGAAGCGGTAAGCCTGCTTTATCCACTGGCCGTTAGTAACTTAATCATTGCGAGCATGAATTTAGCCGCACAAATCGGCGTTCCGGTGGTTGATGCAGATGTGATTAAAGGAGTTTAAGCCATGAAAAAGTACACACAACCAATCCAACAAGAGTTGGAAAATGTGAACAAGGCATTAGATACCGTCATCAATATGGGGTTTGTGGTGCTGCATTTGGAAATTGGTAAACACAGCCGCCCCACATTTACCGTGGTATCCACGGGAATTTGCAAAAAGCTTGTTGAATTGGGGAAAGCGGCTCGTTTTTCGGATGATCATAGAGACGGCAAACACACAGTGAAATATCAGTATCCCTTGGATAACTGCCGTGTGGTTTGGAAGGAAACACTGTAATCACCGTCAAACGTACTCAATAACAAGGAGACATTATGTCAGTAACCATAACCATTATTATTGAAGAAAAATCGGATAAAGGTATTACTTTTGCTGCTGAAGCAGTGCAATCCGGCACCACTGCTACTGAGAAAGAGCTCTTGCTTGCAGAGATTTTCGGTAAAGAAATGGCGCTTGCTATTAAAACGATAACGCAACAACACAAAAAAGGGGTGCGCTATGCACACTAAAGAGAAGCAATACACTCAACATGAGGTGCCAGAAGGCTACTGGCGCGATGCTAAAGGACACCTTGTTCACATTGATATGGTTAAGGAGATTGATCGCCTACGAGATGAGATGGTCGGTAACATTGTTGATCGTGCTATCCCCATTAACGCCGCATTAACGCTGTTCAAGCCCTATGCTTTTGGGGAGTCAGATGCATTTCGAGCACTTTCTGCGGAACGCTACCAAGCCCCCATCGGCGGCACGAAAGGTAACTTGACCTACTACTCCTTTGACGGCGAACACCGCATTGATATTTCGGTACAAGACCGTATTGCCTTTGATGAACGCTTACAGGCCGCAAAAGCCTTGATTGATGAATGCATTATGGCGTGGTCGGCAGGTGCGAGACCGGAAATTCTTGCCATTATTAATGATGCGTTCTATGTGGATAAAAAAGGCAAAATCCGCATTCAAGACATATTAGATTTGCGCCGCCTTGATATTACCGATGAAAAATGGCTGCGCGCCATGGATGCCATTAATGAATCTATCCAAGTCATTGATAGCTGCCGTTATATTCGCATCTACCGACGCGTTGGTGATAGTAATGAATACAAGCAAATCTCACTCAATATCACAGGGGTTTAAGATGGCACGTTTAACGTATATTTACTGTGCAACAATGGCTTCCCAAGCTGAACAACTCGGACGTTATTCTCAAGCGCATACTCATTGGAAGGATGCAGCAAAAATGGCACGTAAATCAGAAAACCGTGTTTGGGCTGAGAACCGCGCTGAGTTTTGTTTGAAAGCACCTATTTTTATTAGGGATCGGCATGAAAACACTGACCGCAAAACAGTTTAACGAACGCTATCCGGTTGGTAGCTTCTTTATTTATCAGCCAAATCGTATTTTACGGGGCGGGCCAACCGCGAGAACATGGGGAAAAGCGGAAGAAAAAGATAATCGAGTGATGGTTGAAATCGATATTTACCCTCACTACGTTGATATTAACTCTCTCACTATCATGACTTATGGTAATAATCATAAGTAGTTAAAAAATAAAAACTTTCAATATTTGGCGTAAACCCGTCGGGGATTGTTTACGCCAAAATCAGGACACGAGGTATTTATGAACCTTAAGAAATATGAAGCAAGTTTATGGTTTGCCTGTATAGAACAATACAGTAAGGCTGAAAAACTTTGTCGGGAAATGAAAAACTTACGCAATCTAAAAATTAGCCTTTCGGTAGGTAAAGGTAAAAACACCTTCAGATTAAAAACACACCGTGAATTTACTGCCCATCGTCATGGCATTGCGACAGCAATGACTATTTATCGCCAATTACCCTGGTTAAATTTTCACGTTTTCACCGACATTATCGATGGGCATACACAACTCGGTAACGCTATTAGACCGAGTATGCGAGATGTCCGCGCCATGCTCTGTGATGAAATGGAAGTAACCCGTATTAACACGCTTAAAAACCAATATCTCATGACACCAAGACAAGATGTTGCTTTTTCAATGGGGATCTGTGCCGCAATGTCAGTCTATGAAGATTTGCTTTTGGTGAATAATGAGGTAGCCCATGAACAGTAATGAGCGCTATCTGAATAAAATCAAAAAGCTCCTTAATAAAGCACGCAATAACAGCAGTGCAGCAGAAGCGGCAACCGCATTACGTATGGCTCAAAAATTGATGCAAGAGCATGGTTTAAGTGAGTCCGATGTGGCAATGAGCGAGGTGATGGAATGCGAAGCCCATAAAACCCCATCAAATGCCGCTAAGCCGCCACGATACATGCTGTCATTGATCCATGTGATATCAAAAGCCTTTGGTGTACGTCATTACTTAAGTTGGCATGGGATCACTAAAGTTCGCCGCTCGGTTGTGTTCTATGGCCTTGAAGAGCGCCCGCAAATTGCGTGTTATGCCTTTGAAGTCCTGTCTCGTCAATTAAGTAAAGGGCGTAAAGCATATCGAGATAGCTTGCATAAAAATACCAAACCCAACAAAAGAACGGATTTAGCTGATACCTGGAGTGAAGCTTGGGTCAGTGGAGTTTGGCAAGCGATCACCGAGTTTGCCACTACTGAACATGAAGATAAGCAAATGGACAGGTTTTTAGTACGACTAAAGGAAAAGCATAACATTATCGACGTATCCGTTCGTGAAAGCCATCAACACAAACAGTCCGACCAAGCGGCTAATGATGGGTATCGGGCAGGTAAAAAAGTGCGATTAGCACAAGGCGTAGGTGGTGATGGTTACCAACCCGCAAATATTGGTTTTAATAATGGAGTAGAAAATCATGCGTAATAAATACTGGTGCCCGAAGTGTGACAAGCCATTTCCACCTGAAAACTTCTCTATTCAAGTGGGTGACCGCGTTGATTACACCGTTCAGCAAGTTGGTGACGATGATAATGATGAACGCTTCATTCGGTTTTCATCTGAAGAAGGCGACGTGCTTAAAATTGAGGGTGAAAACGCCTTTATTGCTTGTGAAGATGGTGATGAAGAATGGTTTCCTCTTGATTCACTGACGCTTTCAGCAGCGCCAAATTTACTCACAATGGCATTTACTGGCGTTTGTGAGTGTAAAACAAAGGAGGAACAGTAAATGATGAACACTATCTACCTGATACTCATCTTAGTGGGTGCCATTTATTCAGGTTATTTGGCAACAGTTTGGTTCCTGATGTTATGGACTCGTATTCGCTGTAAACAAAGCTTTAAATCGCAATTATTGAAAAAAGCAGCCATCAATCTGATGGATGCGGGAAAACGAGTTACAGGCATTAAAGCAGAGCAAATCACCATTTATTATGACGACAGCCAAACACATACATTCTTAAGTGAACATGCAACCCAACAAGTACGGTCTATATTGCAATTTCATCAAGGTTTAGATGAAGAGTCACGGCAATCATTGAAAACCACAATAGACAGCATCCGTAATACGCCATCGAGGTAACCTCAACATGAAAAAGTGGTGGATTGTTAAATTAATAAGGCGCTTAGCGCCTTATTTACTGGCTTTGTTATTGGTGGTTTCGTTTTTTCATTTCTGACAGTGATGGCCATTCGATTGAATGATTCCACCTGCAAAGCCGATATGGAAAGTTTCAAAAAACGTTGTGTGATAGCAATTCAGCATTATAGGGGGCAATATGCACCGCAATAAATTAATTCAACTTATCCATATTGCTCGAACAGAGCAAGCTCGAAATGGGCTGATGGATGATGATAGTTACCGCGCTATGTTACGGCGAATAACAGGTAAAAACTCGTGTAAAACCATGAACACCTCAGAGTTATCGAAGGTGCTTTCTGCATTCAAAAGCCAAGGCTTCAGCATTAAATCTGACGAATCAGCCAAGCCATTACGAGACTTCCCAATGGGGCGCAAGATATGGGTGTTATGGCAAGAGCTGGCGAGTGCGAAACTCATTAATGACAACTCAGAAAAGGCACTTGAAAAATGGATAGCGCGTGAATTGGAAGTTGAAAAGCTGACGTGGCTGCATATGGAGCCACAGAAAGCGCATCAGGCCATTGAAATGCTCAAGCAATGGTTATCACGAGCTTAAGGAGAGATATCATGACAACATTAATGGAAGAAACACGTAACTCCCTCCTTAGCGAACTTGCAGATCACATCAACGAGCAAGCTAAAAATCATGGTGTGGAGGAAGACCTATCTGAGCAGCTATCCGTCAATATTGTCGATTTTATCTGTGAGCACTTTTCAGGCCAAACTATCTCTTTTCCCAAAGATATGCAATTTAGGCGCGCCAAACGCAACCAGCAAATCTATGATGACTATCAACGTGGAATGCGCTGGCCTGATTTGGTTCGTAAATACAATATGGCGGATAGAACGATACGGAGGATCGTCGAGCGAATGGAAAGGAGGTTGAAAAATAAGATGCAACCAGATATGTTTGGTGACGCGGGGTGAAAACCCCGTTTTTTTATAAATTTTTTCGACGTTGTAAAATGAAATGCTCTTTCAGTTTCTATCCCGATATTTCCCCATATTCTTCACAATATCCCTGAATTATCTCACACCCCTATATTATTTATCTCACTCCTCATCAATTGGCTATAAACTTGCTCAATATTCATCACGAATACCTTACCAAGGTGATGATGTTGTTGCCATTGTTGATAAACACTGTTTAAAAATTTACCCCAATTCTCTGCGCTCAATGTAAAACCTTGCCCAAGAGCATCACCTTCTAACATTAACGGCTGAAATTGAATATAACGCCCCCCAAGTTGAACAAAATGAAGGTAAATTTCCTGACCAAGATCCGCAACGTCATCATGGATAACAGTCAATATGTTAAATTCAATCTCAAATTGTTGAAGCAAGCGAATACCTTTGATGACCTCATCGTAGCTCCCGACATTTCCTTTTCGGTTATGACGATAACGATTATGCACCTCTTCAGGACCATCAAGACTCACTCCAATAATAAAATCATGTTGTTTGAGAAAGCGGCACCACGCAGGGGTCAGTAATGTTGCATTGGTTTGCAACGTATTAATAATGCGCACGCCCTGCGGAGTATAGTGTTTCTGTAATGATACTGCCCGCTTGTAAAAGTCCAACCCTGCCAATAACGGCTCACCGCCTTGCCATACAAAATTGATTTCTTTGCTATAAGCTGGCTGAGCAGCAACATAGTTTTTGATAAAAGGCTCTAGCATCGCTTTTATCATCGGAACCGCTTTTTGTTGATCGGATTGGGGATAGTAGCAATAATCACACTTTAAATTACAACCAGCACCAACTGGTTTTAACAGTATATGAAACGGGATCGCCGATCTTAATGGCTTTGTCTGCAATACCGGAGGGTCATAAAATGCGATTTTCAT